TAACATTTTGTCCACTCATACCTGTAAGTACTTGTTGTGAAGTACCATTAGTAATAGTATATAATTTAGTATTAGCAGCTGCATATAAATTATTATTAAATCCCCAAAGACCATTACCATCAACAGGTAATGCAGGGGTAATTGGATAAGATGCTTTACCTGGTCGTTTAATAGCTAATGTTTTACCGTCAGCCATAGTCTCTTTAAAACAGTTAACCATCTTAGCATCTCTGCTAAAATTGTTAGTACGTTGTTTTATAGGAGTTGTTAACGGAACATTAACAATTGGCATTAACGGAAACTCCTATTAAATCCTGATCTTACATCTGGTTGGAAAAATGTTGAAGTCCATTCAATATCCCAGTCCATTAATTCATTCTTAAGCATCATTGCTTTTTGTTCATAATAATTTTTATCAGTTAATGTTTTTTCATAGTCTGAAGCAAGCTCTGCAACAAGACCCCATTTAAGAGCTAAGAACCACTCTGATGGAAAATCAAAGTTTTGATTAGAACTTGTAATATCTTCAATAGGTCTTTGTACAAACAAATGTAAATTATAATTTGTAGCTGTAAAAGTATTAGGAGTTAAGAATACACTAATTTCTCCATAGTCTTTCCAAGGTTTATAGTATACAGTATTTACGTTACCTTGTGATTGTTTTGCACCTAAAATATTATACTCTTGTTGTGATATAATAGTCATGGGCATATCTGTATTTACATTTAAAAGAGAATCTACTCTTACAGTTGCTGGTGTTGTATAAGCACCACCTTGCATTGTTAATATATCTCCAACAGAATATGAGCTTCCACCAGTGTTAGCAAGTTGAACACCAGTAACATAGCCAGTTCCTAAAGTTACATCACCACCAAAAGTTAAATTAAAAGATGCACCAGAACCTAAACCACCTATAGCAGAAACAGGATTACTAGCAATTGATGAGTACCCTGAACCTGGGGATACTAAAGAAATCTTACCAACTGAATCAGTAGAGTTAGATAAGTTTCTTAAAAAACATTGTATAAGTCTTAAAGGTTTATCAGCATTATAATCATAGATTGCTGATGGTCCTATTGTATAAGAAGTTTGATTAGGAACTAAAGGTAAAGTATATTCAACTATAGTCCACAATTTAATACCCTCTGACTGCCATTTCTTTAAAATAAGATTTAAAGAAAAAGAAGAATTTTCTAAAGTTGTAGCAGAAGGCTGAGCACCTTCTTCAAGAACTGCTAAACTACGCAAAGCAGATTCAATAATTTGATCTCTTGTAACTGTAAATGTAGTTGTTCCTGAAGTGGCCATATTAGTCCTTGTTTTTTCCTAATAGTTTTTGTACTGTCTTAGTTTCATAAATACGGATTGTAGTCCATATAATAGTAAATAAAGCTGCAATAGCAGGCAGTAATTGCATCATAGTTCCTACTGCTGTAGCAATGGATGCACCATCAATTACATGTTTAGTTGCATCTGTTAAATGTTCGTTGGGCATTATAAGTCCTTGGGTTCCCAGCCATAAATCTCGGCTATTTGATATGTTAGTTTATAGAAGTTTTTGTTATGGAGTTCATATCGTTTACCCTGAAGGTATAAAATAAGATGCACCATTTCATGTGCCATTGTTTTCTCAAGGGTTTGTAAATGACTCATCTTAGCTGTACTTACAGTAATAATATGAGGTTCTGGTATATATTGCCCATACATAGATGGATCATCTACTACTAAAAATTCTATCTCGGAAGGTCTTGGTAACGTATACTTGTTGAAAGGAGGCAGGTCACATAGCATTCTATAGACTGCTTTACACGATTCAACTGTTATAAGATTCATAGCATTAATATGGTCTAGTGCCAGCTTTATCTATAATTAATACTTGTTTACGTGGTTTATCTGCAAACTTATTAGGTATGGATATATGTACCCATGAATCAAACTCTCGAATAAGTTGATCATACTCAAGGTTTGTTTTAAGTAGTTCTTTAATTACATTATCTGGTGTGAGTCCTGGTACTTTAATATCAGCAGCACAACCAATACAATGCTGGGATGTTGGCTTACTTCCTACTGCAGTATTAACTGCTGGTGATCTATAAGCAGAGTTAACCATAACTGGTCTACCTAAAGTTCTACGAACTTCTTCTAACATCCGTGATAATCTAACTAGGTTAGCTTTTACTTCCTCATTAGGAGTATTGTCTAAACCATTACGTTCAGCAATCTCTGAGTGGGTTAGTTCTTCTAATGTAAAGTGTTCGCTTAGTTTCATTTCTTTTTAATGTAAAACAGACTTCTTTCACCAAACAAGTAGAACCCAACAGCTGAAGCAAAGTTATTAACTTCTTCACTAGGGTGCCCACTGATTACTGTATATACCCATGTAGAAAGCACAAGAAGGCCTATTAGAGGCCTCATTAATCTAACGATGGACTCTACCCATGGATAAGATGGATTACCCGCTCCTACGTCGTTCATTGTCTTAAAGAACTCTAAATCAAGAGTCTTCATTTGAGTATACTGCTCTATAGTAGCTGGTTTAAATACATCAGGTGCAATAAACTTGCTAATAAGAGACTTGCCTAAGTCCATTACTACAGGAGCAAAAGCAGATAATATTGTTATTGGATCCATTATTTAATCTCCACAGAGTAGAATCTTGTTACATCAAACTCACTAAAGTCTCCACCTTCCCATTGTATATGGATAAGGTTACCTTTAGGAGTCCAACAAGCTTTCATATATTCTTTATCAATACGTTGGGCTACGGCTATAAAACCCTCACCCACTGGACACTTCTCTTTAGATAGTACAATACGAACGTTCTCGTTGTATTGCATTACCATTAGATTGGTATCATCTGCATAAGAGTGACTTGTTAATAATAGTAATAATAAAACTACTAGTTTTTTCACAAAGTTCCTTATGATATATATGGATATTCTATTTGAATAGCTGTTCTTTCATTTAGCCAATCTTCTTTAGTTTTAGTCCCAGCTTGATACTGGAAGTTAATTGGATCTGATCTTAATTTATATTGTTCTTCTCTTAATTTAGATTGTTCGGCATTAATAACATCAATACTTTGTTGAGTAATTGCTGGATTAACATAGTCATCAGCTACTTCAGATTTAACTACAGGACCTGTTACAGCTGTTGAATAAAATATACCATCGCATTCATATCCATCCTCTTGTTGTTGTATAGAGTTACATGGACCTATTACACCGTTTGTTTCTTGTTGAGTTAATATATATTTCATAATTTATCCTTATCCTACAAATGGTTGAGCTACAGTTTGAACATTATAACTAGTTGATCCGTTCCATACTAGTAAATGAGTTGAGTCAATATAAGCAATATTAGTGAGTGCTGCTCCAACTGAAACTAATGTTGAAGCATAGTTTAAATTAAGTGTTGTTGCTGTTGGATCAAAGCTACTTAAAGTAGTACTATAATAAGCACTATAACAAAGTACTTGTGAAGATGAAACTTGAAACAGTGCTCCTCTTGGATTATATAATGCAGATGTAGTATAAAAAGTAGCTGGAAATGGTTTAGCTGTTGTAGAAGTATATGCAGTAGCTGATACTGATGCAGTGCCAGCATTGCTTACTGTATAAATAAAACCCAAATTAGGATCAATAACTTGCCCATTACTAGCAAAAATAGGATTATAAGTAGAAGGTCCATAAGCAGGTAAATCAGTCATTGATGCTACAATACCAGGACATAGTGGAGTTGTTACTGTAGTTCTTGCTCCTACTGTAAGTGTATTGGTTGATGTATTATATGAAGCATATTTTGGAAGATATGGAGAAAGATTTAAATCCATTACAAAAGTATTTGAGGATGTAACTCCATGACTAATAGTACCATTAGAAACTGATATTTGTGCAGATGTATTACCTGTAGCAGCTGCTAAAGTTACAGTAGTTCCTGAGACATTTACTTTATATCCATATATACCCCATGCCATAGGTGTTCCAGAACTTCCTGTATATGTAGTACCTCCAGCAACATAAAAACAGTCATTCGCTACATAATATGGAGATGCGTCAGCTACTTGATACCCGCCACCGCTTACTACAATTAAATTAGTTGGACTACTTACATATAATGATCCACTAACTAATGCAAAACCTACAATTTGAGGAGCGGCTGGAGTAGAAAAGCCAGCTACATAAGTTTTAATACCTATAATACCTTTATCAGATCCATTTACTGCAATTGTAATGTCTCTCATGTTTGCATTAGTAGCAACAGCCACAGGGGAACCAAATGTTAATACCCCTGTAGTTGTATTAATTGTAACTAGTACAGCAGATACTGTAGTAGATGCTGATTGATAAGCTGCAATCCATGTAGTTCCTGTAATGGGAGCAAACCTTACTAGACCAAGACTTCCAACAGCTCCTCCAAAAGAAGTAAATGATGTAGAAGGTAAAACATTACCAGCTACAATAGGATTATGTAAATGAAATTTTCCAGCAGCAGTTGATATATCTTCAATATTTAAAGCAATAGCTTGAATTGGACTTGATGCTGTTGATGGATATAAAAATTCTCTAGCTACTCCAGTACTATCAAGTATAGGAATTGCATATGGACTTGTATTATAAAAATAAAAGAAGCCTGAACCTTTAGTACAAGTTGTCATATCAGGTAGTGTAATAGTTCTTGCAGCAGAGTCTGCTGATATTACTTGGAATTGAGCACTTGATGAAGTTAAAGTTACATTAGGAGTTGCTGATGTTAAACTAATTGTGCCAGCACCTGATCTTGCACCACTTGCTGGAGTAGTACTTACCCAAGTAGTACCATTAGATGATAAAACATTACCATTGGTACCTGGAGCTACAAAGTTTGGAGTAGATGTACCATTACCTAATATTACATTGTTAGCTGTAAGTGTACCAAGACCAGTACCGCCAGAAGCTACGCCAACAGGAGTTGCTGTTGAAGTAATGCCTGCACTAAATACAGGAGTAGCACTAAAAGTTTGAGCAGCTGCAAATGTATTAGTAGAATCTAATTGTGGAAAGTTTTGAAGATCAGCAGCTGTTAGTCTTAACTCAACTTTATCACCAGCAGTCCATGCTTGAGCTGCAGTTCCATCTTGACCACGAACAATAGTAAAAGTATCTGATGATCTAGCTGTAACCTTAACAATTTCAATAAGGGTAGCTGCAGCATTACTTAATGTACAATAAAAGTATTGAGAACCAGCTAAAGTTGGAAATAAAGAACCATACCCTGTAGCTACGGTTAAAGAAGTAGCTCCAATTAACACATTACTGGCTAGTGTAGTTGAAGCATTATTTGTAAATTGATTTAATCCTGCCATAATATTATCCTAAAGTTTTTGAGTTAATTACAGAACCATTAATTAGATTTATATTGGTATAATCTCTTCTAATGATTGCCATACTAAGTGTTACTGTCTCTACTACTGAAATAAGTGCTGGTGGTGGTGTAAAAGCAAATGGTATAAAAGAATTAGAAGGTTCTGATCTTAACCAAGGAGCAATCTGAGTATCTGCTATACCTCTTACAAAGTCTTGTGGTTGACGAATTTCCCAATCATCGTCACAACACATAAGTCCATCCCAACGTTTTTTAAGGTTTGATGCTTTATATTTGCGACCACACACATCACATAAAGCTATCCAATCTCCCTTATCATATCTAGCTATGTATGACATAATTAGACGTTAGCTGGTGATAAGACTTGTAAATCAGCTATAATAACATAAACGTTTCCTAATGAAGTAGTTGCTGTCATTTTAAGACGATAGATTACACCATCTAAACCATTATAAATACGTTGAGCTACTTGATAGCCATTAATAATGGCACTACCTACTAGTATGTTACTAGGATTAGAATCGGTTCCTGATACTACTTCTACTGTACAAGTTGCTGAGGAAATTGTCTCAGGAGAAGATAAAACAGTTGAATAGTCAAATGTAAACTGTTCATTTTCTGTAGTAACTTTATATGAAAATGATGAACTCATGTAAACAAATCCTTATTAATAAAATATTTTACGGAATCTAACAGCAGCATACATAAGTCTATCTGCAGCTATGTTCTTGAAAGATATAGCACTTACTATTAAAGTACTAATAATTGTAGATATTAAACTAATAAATTTATTTACAAGCTTACCTAATATAATACCACAATTTACTGAAATTGTCAATAGTTTTCCTATAGATTTTACTAAACTAGCTGTAACTGTTGAAATAGCAGTTAATGTTATATAAGATATTTTAATAGTTACTAAAGTTACTAATGAAGTAACTAAAGCTATAACTAGTTTTAAAGCTGATCTAATAAGAGTTACTGTTGAAGAGACACTTGCTGTAAGAATATGGTTAACAGACTTAAGTATTGTAGCTACTGATGTACTTAAACTTGTTAATGTTCTTGTTAAAGCTTTTACTATTGTTGAAGTAGTTACACTATTATACGTAAGAGTTAAATAGTAACTAGCCTGTGCAGTAAGAATTTCAACATTATTATCTAAGGTATACTCAATAAGTTTACCAATAGATCTTACTAGGCTAACTGAAGAAGTAACTGCTGTTGCAATTAATTCTTTAGGAAACACATAAGAAGTTACAATCGTAGAAAGGCTACTACTTAAAATAGATTTTAAAGTAGCAGCACCTTTTAAAAAGGAGGCACTAACTGTTGAAACAATATTCAGGGCTTGGCTATACTGAACAACCTCAGCCCCGTTTATTGGTTTAACATTTATTGCAGATTGATTAAGAGCCATTGCTCACTCCTCAATCTGTAGTTTAACTAAACTGTGTTTTAAATGTAAACTGAATACTATCGCCTGATGTTAAGTTAATAGTATAAAAATCACCTTTA